TGCAACGACGCGGGGAGTTTACTATCGAATATTGAGAAGAATATTTCTGACACTGTGGCGGCACTAGAGTGCAAAAGGTCTCTCGGCTCGTCCGAGCTTTATCATGTCTAAAAAGATTTGGGTTGCCATAACCGCGCATGACCCGCTGCGACGGATTGATCCTCTTATTAATGTCTTAACCGAATATTCTCGATTTTTTCACGAAGTCTCTGTTAATATTTATGTTAACTACGAAGCTCAAGAGGACGTTTCCACGCTGGAATCGCTCTTCGAGCAGTTCGATACGTTAGAAATAAACGTAAAAGTCGCGTCTCCGGAGTACAAAAATTGGTATCTAACTTGGGCACATAAGCACGATTTGATGGCGGCGGTTCTTAACCGCGCCGCAGATTTTTATATTTACCAGGAAAATGATATCTATATAACTAGCGAAAACTTTAATTATTATCGTAAGTGGAAACCAGTTTTAAGTAAGTATGGATTAGAGCCAGGTTTTGGGCTTTATGAAGAGTATGACAATAAGCGTGTTTTAATCGGTAATTACAATCAATGGTCTCTAACGAAGGAAACCCCGAACGTTTGGCATCACTATGGATTTAAAGTCCCCAAAATCCTCGTGGTGGATCATGAGATTGACTTCTTCGTCCAACTCGGAAGTCCTTATTACTGCGGGATGATTCTGGATCAAGTGGATGCTGAGATCTATATTCGATCAGACAGCTGCCATCCAGAACGAAGCTATCCGAAAACGGGAATTCGTAACTGGCCTATTGCAGATAGAAGCTCAATGGGACTCGCTTTTGAGCGACTCCCTAGTGGTTATGAACATCGTCGTTGTGTTCCTGTCCATAGGAAAAACGGAGTTTATGAGATTCTTCCTTATGGTTTGATTAAACATGATGACAATAAATACTCCAAGAATTTAAAGAAACAACATGGAAATCTTTTAGACTTAAAGGAGATGCTCATCCTTTAATCCGTCATGGCCGCACGTGGTGCTGAATATGTGCACGTGTGCTATATTCTGTCCGGAAAAAATTATTGTCAGACTCTTCACCGATCTGACGCGTATCGACTGAGGAATTTCTTAGTACAGCATGGCGGAACAATCTACTGGTTTAACCCTGGGTGAGCCTGATCCCATTCGACCTAATTATTATGAAAAGAATGGTTTACAGTGCTATGATGCGCAGTTAGCTTCCGTAGGCAAATCAAAATTTCAAGGTTATCTAGAGTGTTGTATCTATAAGTATCTGTGGCGGTGGGAAGACAAAAATGGAAAGCAAGATCTCGAAAAAGCTGCCGAATATCTGAGTAAACTAATAGAAACCCTCGATTGATATGGACGTTAGAGCGTTTGGTTCCGTTTACGCGCAAACTGGCGCACTTCCCTACACCAGTGGGTATTTTATTAACCCCGCAAGTGGTACTAAAAACTTCCCCGCTTGCCGGGCAATTTATATTCCAGCTAAACCAAACAAAGATCCTGGGATCGTTGTAGGGGAGTTAGCAGATATGAGGGGGCAGGTAATCGTTGTCGAAAACATAGCAGGAGATCAGATTTATCCGGTCTCTATGACAATGGTTAGCGGGTCATCCACCGTCGCAGGCATTATTGCTCTCTACTGATGTCTGAAATCGCTAAAAAAAGAGACCCCGAGAAGTGGGCACGGGCAAAAGCTAAAGCCCGCGCAAAACTCGGTGGCCACAGTGCCCGAGCGATGCAGCTCGCGACTAAGTACTATAAAGATATGGGAGGAACTTACGCGGGTAAGAAATCTTCCTCTAACCGTCTCTCACGTTGGGGCAAGGAAGACTGGCAAACGCGTGAAGAGTACGAAAAAAACAAGGACTAAAACCCATGAACGCTGAAGATCTTATCTCCGGGTTAACGGGGTACCTTTCATCCAAGTCTGGCTTCGGGTCTAATCTGCCTGAATACAAAGATATTTATAGTGAGTTAGGTAAGTCCCGTCAGTACGACATCCTGACGGCTCTCGCTGACCCTATGAAGAGCAACCTTCTGCGTCAGGCCACAATCTTACGCGGTATTACTCCCGAAGATATTACCATTGGCTGACCTCGCTCGCGAAAAAGGACGTACCGAAAGGTATTTACCACGTCGAGCGTGGGCGTCCTTATCCCCTGAAGAACGGAAAGCGACTGATGACGCTAAGAAAGAGGCAACTAAAGGGGACAAACCTGTAAATACTCGCGTTCCCAATACGGAAAAAGCTCAACGTGCTCGCCGTAAGGCTTCTGAATACCTAAAAAGGAGCAAAAATAATGGCTAGTTTCGATCCTTCATCTAGTCTTGCTCGCTCTTTAGCTCGTCGTTTTAACACGGAAGAGGGTGAAGCGCTCTCGGAAACGGAAAAGGATCAATCTGGGATTGGAAAAATCTCGGATTTTTCCCGGATGGATGAAAGCACATTCCGTGGAGTGGTCCCACCTACGCTCAACACTGCTTCTGAGCCCTCATTTACTCCTTATGATGTAGAGAGCACAAAAGAAGATTTACTGGAGGAAGCTCGTGCTCGCAAAACAGCTACGGAAACCCCTCTGATTATTCGTGCGGGAGGGGGTAGAAACCCTGCAGTAAAGGCTTAGTATGCTGACAGCCTTTTTATCACCACATGCTTTTTGACTGCTTTTTATACTTTGATGAAAAAGAGCTTCTAGAGCTTCGAATCAACATTTTAAAAGATATTGTAGATGGTTTTATTATTACAGATGGTAACAGAACGTTTAAAGGTGATCCTAAACCCTTTACGTGCGTTGAAACGCTGAAGGAATTAGGGATTTCCGACGAGAATATCCAGGTTCTCCACGTAGAACTTCCTTCTAAGGAGGAGATCGCGAATCCTTGGGCTCGTGAATATGCTCAGCGAGATGCTCTTGGCGTCGGGATGCGCATGTGTCCCCCAGATTCCGTCTTTTTCTTTAGTGATGTAGACGAAATCCCTCGTCCGGAGTCTCTTCTGCAGGCCGTGGACCTCGCAAAAGCGGATCCCAAGCGTTGCGTTCGCTTGTCGATGCCCATGTTCTATGGGCGAGGTGATCTACGTGTTCGTGATCCGAAAGGAGATGGTACAAAAGCCCCAGATAACTGGACTTGTGGCACCATCGTGCTTCATGAGCATCTAGAAATGACTCCTTCCCAGATTCGAATGAACCCCAACGATCTTGTCGTTGGTGATTGCGACGCTGGTTGGCATTTTTCTTGGATGGGCGACTCTGAGCGTATGAAGCGTAAGGTAACTTCCTTCTCCCACTGCTTTGACGACGTTCCTAATGCCGTAGCACCTTGCGATAGTGCAGATATGCTTCAGCATTTAGATAACTACAAGGCACAAGCCGGTGGAACTGACCCATTGGGGCGGACTGATCACATTTTGGAGCCCTATCCGCATGAACTTTTACCGCCGGAACTGTTTAAACTGGATAGAGTAAGGAACTACCTGTTGCCTGCTTAAAATTCGTCGTTTTTCCAGCTATATCTTTTTTGATTTGCTGGAAATTCGCGTTAAGTGATTGCCCAGCAGGATTTTTTTACCAGACAACGGGGAAACGGCCACATGGCGGACAATCTGAGCCTTCGACAGCGGTTCACCGAGATTCTTGAAGCCTCGCGGACTCAGGATCGGAGCAGGCAGTCCGCCACGATGGTGGTTTTAAGTCATCTGCAGCAAATGACGCTGTTGATGATTAAGAAAGGCTTATTTTTTTACTGTGAGCAAGATACTTTTCAGGGTCGTACCAAGTTTTTAGATAATTTAATTTCTTTAAATAAGTTAGATATTCGTTTTCCCTCGATTATTCGTAATTTCTTAATCGACGGGTGTGGGCTCTTCTATTTTCGACCAGACCCGAAGTTAAAGTACCAAATTTATTTCTTTCCTAAAAGCCAGTACCGTGTTTATCACGATGTAAATGGAGATATCGAGGAAGTTGTAATTCTCTACAGCTATAAGGTTCGAAATTCGACTTTAGGTTTGCCTGCTGAGACCTACGGGCAAAACAAACGTTATGTTCGTATCTCTATAACTGCAGATCTTATTAAAGAGTTCGAATCTAATAGTGAACTGAGTTTTGAGCTCGATCCTGGGCAGGTTCTAACTCCTCAAAATAGTCGGCCTAACGATCTAGGTTTTATTCCGGCTGTTGAGGTTCTCAACAAACCCAATTCCAGTGGGACAGAGGGTGAGGGAGAGTTTGACTCCTTTATGGAGCAAATCGTTCTCCACGACAGCCTCGTTAAAAACATCGCTAAGAACATTGAATTTTTTGGTAACCCCACTCTGATTAGTTCGCGTCCTCGTAGCGATCTGGTCGAAGCTTCGGACGCGGATCGTACTTTCCGTCCGACAATCAGCAGTCAAAGCGGATTCGCCGGACGCGATACTCCTTCGACTCGGGTTTCGGAGCCTTTCGGTTCCTCGGCAATGATTGGTGGTTTACGCGTACCACGCGTTATCGCCAATATCGAACCCTCGGACCGTGTGGGTTATATGACGCCCGACCCGGTGAACGGGGATATGAATCGTTACGCTTTGTTACTGCGTGAAGAGATTCGAACTGCTTTAGGGGGTGTTGACGAAATTTCTATCTCGGCTGGCGCTACAGCTACTGAGATTAAAGGCTTGATGGGTCGTGCTCAGGCCACGGCTTTACGTAAGAACAAGAGTTTCCTTACGTATGGTTTCTGCCGACTCTTGGAGATGATTATTTATCACCAAGAACAAGTCTTCCGCGAGAGCTTTATCGCTGTCACGGGCATGACCCCTCCCAATCCTCCTAAGGAACAAACGGAGGAAGCCGTTACTCGATATCAAAAGCGAGTAGCTAAGTATGAAGCTGACATTGATGCAGCTATTAATAAAGCACTAACTGAGAACAAAGTTCCTTCAGGTGTCTACGGTCTACCTCCTGATGGAGATCGCGATGTTTCTTATCGCTTCCAAGGGGATGTTTATGAGGATACTGCTTACGACATCAACCAAAAGTCGATCGTCGTCAGGAACCTTCAAGAACTAGGCGTGGACAGCGTTGAGGCGCTCAAATACCTGTTCCCTGATAAGACAGATTCTGAACGAGCGGAAATGCTCAAAGGTTTTCCGTTCAGAATGATCCAACAAACTCAGGGCGCATTTCAACAATTTCTATTATTATTTAATCAGATGTTGCAAGTGCCACATCCTCTCATGCCGAATCAAC